CGTTTGTAGTTGAACTGCTATTGCAAGATAAGCGATTGCATCGATGTAGGAATCGATATGGCTGGGAGTCTCTTGGATTCGTGAGAGTTTGACTTCGACCATTGCAAGCGCAGCTTGACTGTCCGAGACTTTCTGTTCAAATAAACAGGATAACCTTTCAGCGATCCGACCTTGATTGATTCTTGGATGTCCGTAAATACGACCACGATCTTGCATGATGTCGATTGCATTGATAAGTGCCTCAGTCGCTTTCATCGACCCACCTGCTCATAATGCTTCCGGATGGCTTTACGACCATCGACAACTCCACGGTCATATCCGGTCTCTTGACCTAATCGGAATGCTGTATAGATTGCAAAGCAAATTCCAACCACAGTCAAAATAGTTAATGAGTTCATTTCTGCTCCCTTTGTAGCTACTGGACTTCGCTACGGGATTAGTGTTGCACTTTATCTGGGATTGGCAAGCACATTTAGATGAACATTTGGCAAACTCTCAGCCTGATCCATCATGTCATCAATGTCCCTGAGAATGTCGTTACCGAGCGCGCCCGTATCTCTTACCTGACACAATGAAAGTACCGTCCTTTTCTAGGTTGATAATGCTGACCTGCACGTTTGTCCCGATTTCCTCAATGATGATAAATGCCTGTTGCCAGTTCATTGTGCCTTTAGTGTAATGAGCCTGCCTGACATCCATAAGATGCCCTGCTTCCCATCCTCTCAGGATGCGCCCTATACGGCCCCCAGAAGCCTCTGTAAAGGCCGATTGCCCTGCTCTATGAGTGTGTCCACAGATCACGCTAATACCATGCCTACGAGCCGCTTCTAGGGCCGTTAAGCCCGGTGTAGGCTTTACGCTCTGTTCATCCCCATGAACGGCCACAATGCCCCTAGCAATGGCGTATGGCTTCTTGTGGTAAGTGATGCCTAGTTCATCGAGTTTCATAAATTTCTCAAAGCGCAACTCTGGCAAAGCCAAAAACGCTGGAATCTTTTTCATCGTGACATTGTAAAGACGATCCGTGTGATTACTTCTAATCATGTGAGCTTCTTTGGCATGTTCAACTAATGACCAGAGAACCTCGACTGCTTCATCTCTGTCAGCAGCTAGTGTTTGTTCGTACCATCCTGGAGTATTTTCTGTCCACCTTGAAATCTGTGGTAGGTCAATCTCGTCTCCCAGGGTAACGACAGAATCGGGGCGTATAGCCTTAATAAAACTTGCAACATTTTTAACTGCTACTGGATCGTGATAGGGAACTTGTAAGTCTGGGACTACAACAGTTCTTTTCATTCATCCTCATCCTCATACCAATCAGGTTCAGGTATGTTTGGGTTAATGGGAGTAGGCAGAATCCAGTCCGGATAACTGCTTCGTTCGACAATAATGGCTAAAGACAGTTCGACTGAGAAACCTGCACGGCGTAATGCTCTGAACATCTCATGTACGCCAATGGCCCAAGCATCTAGTTTGGAATAGCCTTCATCAACTAACTTCTTAGTTGCTTTTCTAGCCATAGGAGAATTGTTACCTCTCTAGGATGCGAATAATAGTTTCAACACGCGCTTCGAGTGCAGTAATTTGGTCGCGCATACTTGATCCGCTATTTGGCTTTAGTTCGTTTAGGTAATGCTTTACTAACCATTTGACTGCACCAATAAATGAACCAATAACGCTCAACGCAACAGTTACAACAACCGCCAAGTCCTGCGGACTCATTACTTTTTGGGAGTGGCGTAACCAAAGACACCTGCTAGAACGGCCCAAAGAATTGCTCGGTAATCGACATCAAAGTTAGATGCCGCCCACGCTGAAAGAAATGCTCCAGCAGTGAGGATTAGTGGGTTCTTCATGTTCATTCTGTCTCCTGATCTGGGATGTCGATTTCTTCAACAATGTTGTTATTTGGCTTTGATGGGTCGTAGCCGCCAATTCCGTAAGTTACTTTTCTCATTAAGAACCCCTTACCCATACAAAAATACAGTTTGAAAGAGTTGTTATAGTGCCGGCAGTTGCAAATGCTCCAGTGATTGAAGCTTCAGCCAGACTCTGAATCAATGCTCCAGCAACGGATGCTGAACCGCCACCGATTAAAGGATTAGGGTCGTTTGTTGAAGCAGTATTGCCAGCATAAGAACCAGTAGCAGGAGCAGTTCCTTGCTGATTAAAGGCTAACCAGTAAAACCCAGGAGTCAGGCTTTGAGATATTGTAATTTCATAAGCAGTTGAAGCCGCAGTTGGAGTAACTGTTCCAGCATCAAGTACAACTGTTGAAGGTAATCCATTTGTATTGTTGTAGATACCTAGGCGAACTGTGCCTGTACCAGAAAATGTTGAACCAGTCGCTATTGCAATTCTATCGAGTGTTTGTGTGACTGGAATGTAAATTAAACTGTAAACAGTTCTGTTGGCTGTTGCTGTGACTATGCTTAAAACTCTGTTTGGTGTTCTGTAATAAGCACCTGTAATTAACCTAACTGAAGGATTCTTAATTACTGCCAAGTCATAAGCAGTCTTGACTGAGTTAGGCGTAGCAGCAGTTGTAGTGCTAGTGCTCGATGTTGAATCTTCTAGTTGCAATACTCCAGCAGCTGAAGTTGTGCCAGCTGATACTGACAAATTTGCAGCAGATGAAGTGCCAGCATTTGTAATAGGCGCATTGACTGTGACAACTCCAGATGGGCCTTGTGGGCCTGTTGCGCCTGTTGATCCAGTAGCTCCTGTAGCACCGGTCGCGCCTGTGTCACCCTTATCGCCTTTATCGCCCTTTAATCCAGTTGAACCTGTTGGTCCTTGTGCGCCTTGTGCTCCGGGATTGCCTTGAGTTCCTTGTAATCCTTGTGGGCCTTGTTCCCCTTGTGGGCCTTGTGGACCTGCTGGACCTTGTGGACCTGCTGGACCGCCAGCATCGCCTTTATCGCCCTTTTCACCCTTTGGACCGGGAAAGAGATTGTTGGAACTAATAGTTACGCGACCCATTATTTTCCACCTAACATCGGGATTTCGAACCAACTACTATCTGAATCGCCTGTCTTAGAAAATGAAATGTGGATGTGATGATCGTGGCGATTAACCCCATCGTAAGTACGCCAACGCCAAGCCTTCTTACTTGATGCGATCTTTCCTGCATAGATGACATAACTGATTCGCTTATCTCCGGCTTTGGCACATAGGCGTATTTGGTCGGCAAGATAAGCACCTGTACTGGGGCGTGTGTTGAGGTCCTTATCCACATCAATAGCCCGGACGATTCCGTTAGCCTTATCGGGATTGTGGTCACTCGGACGATTGGAGTGTGCGGCATCGCCTATCCAACCATCGGATTTTCTATCGCGATCAGGAAACGTGTCATCTATTTGTTCGCGAAGTTGTTGACCGGCTTTGCAAAGTAATGGCTTCATTATCCAAGAATTATTTTCAGTTCATCCTCAGTCAAACCAAGTCGCTCGAGTAGAGCTGCTTTATCTTTATCAGCCTTCTCACGCTTAGCCATCTGATCTAGTTCATCCTTTGAGTAATACTCATAAGAGACAATGTTGTTATCTGGCATTGATTCATCGAATCCGCCAACACCATAAACTACTTCTTTGATTTTCTTTGTCATTATGCGTTCCTTAAACCTACGAGTGGACTAGAAGAACTTGTGTTTACTAATGTTCCTGCTGTGGCAAATGCGCCTGTGATGCTTGCTTCATAGAATGAATGTGCAGTGTTTGAACTTAATGCAGCAGCAAATGGCAGTATCCCTGCTGGGTCTGCATCTGGTCTTTGAAATGATGCCGTTCCAGTCAAAGTTTGTGCATTAAATGCCAAATAATACCAACCTGTAGGCGGAGTTTGTGTAATTGTGATTGTGTAACTTGTACTAGCAGCAGTGCAGCTAACTGTTCCAGCATCAAAATAAACTGTTGTCGGCTTTCCTGTGGTAGCACTTGCGTTGTATAAACCAAGTCGAACTGTAGTTGTGCCTGTATGTGTATTGGAAGTATTGATTCCAATTCTGTCAAAAGCACCTGATGTTAAAAAAACTGGAGTGTAATAGGTTCTATCTTCTGTGACAGTCATTGTTCCGCTGCTTCCGTCACGCACTCCGCTCAACGACCATTCACCAACAGTCTTAGGATTAAGCAAAGCTGAAAACCCTGTTACCGGAGCAACCCATGCTGGAACTCCACCGCTTACTGTGAGAACCTGACCAGAAGTGCCAATCGCCAAGCGAGTGTTTGTATTGGCAGTAGCTGAACGATATTCAACATCTCCAAGAGTAGTCGATGGGTTTAATGCCTTTGTAGTAGTGTCAACGGCTGAACCCAGTGATCTAATAGCCGATGCTCCATCTTTGACATACGCCGTGTCATCTGGAGTAGTCCATGAGTAGTTGGTAGTTGTTGCCATTATTCTCCTATTGTCAGGCTACTATTGTAGCGTCTATCCATTCAAGGGTTGGGCTTAAAGTTGTCCAGTCCTCAGCCGCGTTGACCTGCGACCACTTCATAAATTGAAGGCTAAATGCTGCTGGAGACAAATTCAGTGTGATTGATAATTTGTTGAATCCGGCATTGAATGACCAGCCTTCAACGAAACCTTCAAACGATCCACCGACTAGATTCAAAGGTAAGTCAACGATGTATAGCGGTAGTCCCATAAATGCACCTAGCAGTGCATCTCGGTCTGCATCATCGATTTCAGGATTGGTCAATTCAAAGGTAATCGATTTGAATAGGCTTTGAGGATTGGCTCGAAGTGCTAAATAAAACTCAGCTTGAGCAACAGCATCCGCATTGTGTTGAATCGATGTCAAGATGTTTTGAGCCTGTTGGCCATAAAGCGCAATGGAAACATCATCTTGAGCAGTGTGGATTGAAGGTCCTCTATGAGTGATACTTACCTTGTTTCGGATGTCACCAATACGCCGAGAGGTTGAGATTCCTCTAGCCATTGCATGACTGGCTGAAAGTTCGGTGTAACCATTAGCTGCAAGGTATTGGCTACGATGAGAAGCATCGGCATAGCAAATGCGACCAAAACTATCCTCATAGATATAACCAAGTCCTGATACGGCTAGGGCTGAGATAAGAGAATAGACATCTGTTTCACTAGATGAGCGACTTGCAAGTTCATAATCTCCGGGTCGGTCAATTTCACCTAGTCCGACATTCTGGGCATCTGTCCACGTCTCAGTCGCCGGAGTGTAATCAACCCAGTCAAGTGCTGGACCAACCTCATTCCAAGCATTCCTAAATACTGGCTCAAGGATTGTGTAGATTTGGTCGCCGTCAAAGTCTCTGGAAAGCACACCATCGGTCAATGTCTTAGGTAGTTTGGATAATGCGCCTAAAGCTGTAATTTTGAAGGTTTGAACTATTCCCACTGATCCAGCAGATTTGACGGATTGGTCAATGTCTGTGACATAACCACCAAAGATTGAAGTGTGAGCACCTGTGGAGTTCTTGACCTGAAGCGTAAATGAATCATTGACATCGATGCTGAAATCTGCGCCCTCAGTATTGACAAGCTCTACTGTGGCATAACCGGCAACAGGCTGGGTATAAATGTCAGTTCGCCCAGAAGCCATCGAAAGATTGGCCAGTGTGACTTGAGTATAAACACCGCCAGCAATCGATACCTGCCAAACAGGACTCCAAGCCGTCATCGGTCAAATGCTCCTGCGCCAAGCGTTCCTCTAGCTGAGGAATTATTTATAATTTCTACAATTTGTCGAGCAGTAGATTCTGAGTCAATAGCACCGTTGACTGTAATGTTGTATTGCTCTAGTGACTTTGCTTCGCCCATTCTAAATGTTCCATAACCAAATGGATCAGGCTTTTGGACTCCCATGAGTTGATCTACTAAATCACCAAGTTTTGCAGCATCTTCAGTCAATTTATCTAAAGCTCTTTGATTGGCTGAACCGCCACCGCTAGAACCGCCACCGCTAGAACCGCCACCTCGACTGCCGCCGCCCGGAACTACTGGAGCGACAAATACATTTCCGCCGCCACCTGTGCTTGCGCCGCCGCCGACTGCTCCCGGTGCTCCACCTGTGGCAAATCCGCCACCGCCACCAAGTAGTCCTAGATTGGGAGCCAAGGGAATCCTGTTGTATAACTCAATTACCTTGTTCACCATATCGCGAACCTTATTTACAAATTCCTCGATCTTGTCAATGGCGTTGGCAATAATTCCAATAATCTTTCCAAAGACTTCGCCAACCACTTTCAATGCTCCGCCAGCCAAAGTTGTCAAAATAGGAATGACATAATCGCCAATGAAATTAAATAATGTTTCAAATGAATCTTTGTTTTCGACTATTGCTTCTTTGATTGGATCAAATGCACTAGCAAACTTTTCAAAATTAGGCACAACCTGATTGACAACGAAATCAACCAGTCTTTCAATAATAGGTAATAAAGCAAATCCGATTGTTTCCTTTGCTTCATCAAATGCAACCTTGAGTCGAGCCATGCGCCCTTGGAATGTTTCAGCATTGGCCGCTGCTGCTCCACCAAATAAATCTGAGAGTTTGCCTTGAACCTCTGTAAAGCTCATGGTCTTGAGTTCGGCTGCTGATAAGCCAATGCCTAGTTTGCCAAGCGAAGTAGTATTGCCATCGTAGGCTTTGGCTAAAGCGTTAGCGACTGATTCAACTGGCTTACCTGTCGCCTGAGCGATATCAAGTGCCATGTTTAACAAATCTTGAGCCTTAGCAGTATCCCCTGTTGACACGGCTAGTCTGGCAAGTGCCGGACGAAGCTGATCATCTGCTACGCCAGTTGCTAAAGCAGTCTTTGTTATCTGTTGCTCAACTGCTGCTATCTGGTCTCTTGTTGCACCTGTAGCGCGTTCTAAAGCCCCTGCAAGGCGAACCTGCGCTGCTTCATCTTCAATGGCTGCCTTGACTCCATCGATAGCAAGTTTGGTTGCGTAGGCTGCTGCTGCAACAGCTGCTGCTGCAAATGCCGCTGCTGCAACTTTTCCAAACTTCTCAAGCTTGCCGCCAAAGCCTTCAACCTCGGTTGAACCTTTATTAAGATTCTTATTGAAGTCATCAATGTCTGCAATGAGTTTGAGTGTTAATGCTCTTGTACCTGTAGCCATTATCCCCACTCTTTCAGAATGCGACTAAATGCCCCAGTCCATTCGCTTACGATGTAAGGCTGTATTCTGCGAAGTGTTGGATAGATAAACCAACCTCTTGAGCCTTTACCTTCACGTCCTGACCATACTGGGAACTGCTTGAATGTATTTGAACCAAATTCTGAACCACCCCAAAGGTCTTTGGTAGTTCCACCACCACTAAACTTTTGCGATGCAAAGCCGTAAGTAATCTCACCAATCTTCGATGATTTCTTTACCTTTGAACCTTCAGCGATTCGCCCTGCTACGGCTTGAGATCGTAAGCCGCTAGCAGTGCCAATCACTTCTTTGCGAGCATATTCTGCTAACGCACCTGATTGCTTTCTAGCTTCTTCAGTTGCGCCATCTTCCATGTTCTTGAGTGCCTTAAATACGCCTCGGAGTTCGGTCTTATCAAGTGCTAATTCAGCCTTTGCCATTGCCTTGCTCCTTCAGTATTTCAATCGCGGTAAGAATTTCCTCTGCGGTTTGCCATTCACTCATCGGGATTCCTGTTGCCAGTGCTAACTGGATCAGGATTCTGTTGATGCTTCCTGGCTCGAAACTTTTGGGTCTGCATCCAAAACGGTTACGTTAGCAACCGATTCCATCCAAACCTCAAATGCCTTTACTGGCTTTCCACCTGCTTCACGCTTCATAGCGTTATATGCTAAAAACATTAAGTCCCAAATTCCAATGGAATCTTGAGCCTTGCTTATGGTATTACCAGTTGCTTTTTCCCACTTAGCCCACTCTGGCGGTTGTGCAACATAAGTTGCTAATTCGCCTGAGCTTAACTCGATTAAGATTGGCAGTTTCATTGTGTGCTCCCGTTTCTATTCTTATAGTGATTCTGTTACTGCGCCCTTTGATACTTTAAAAGTGAAAGTTGCAGTCTGTGCATCTGCTCCAGTTCCGCCCACAGGTTGTGGGTATGCTGGTAGGCAGTCAAACGCGAAAGTGTGACCTGTTTCAACAGTCATTGTAACTGTGAAAGTCGTATCTGGTGTGTTATCTGCTGCATTCCAAAGAGCTTCGCATACTGATGAAGTCTTGCCCCAGTCTGCCAAAATTTCCATTGTAAATTCAGCTTCAACATTGACTGTCTTGTAAGCCTCACCATCAAGTGTTTGGTAAGTTTGACGATCCATTGTTTTTGATAGAGTCGCTGAAAGTGCTTGAGCGTCGATGTCTGTTCCCAGTGAACCTGAAAAAGACAAGGAAACATCGCGACCTGTTAAGACCTTAGTTGCCATTTTTTCTCCTTAGACTGTTCGCGTGTAGTGGGTACTAACGCCTATATCGGCTACTAGCAGATTGCTTGCGCCTACTTGTGTGACTGTTGGACGTTGTACATCGCCGACTTCATAACCTGTTGGAATGGCTAGGACAACGCTTTCGATAAGCTGCTCGATGTTGTCGAGCGATGCTGGATTGCTTGAATAAGTAACGCAGCAAGATATTGTGAAGTTGATTTTGCATCGGAATGTTGCTTTACCGATTGTGTCAAACTCAAGATACGGTGATCCGGGGACTAGCACCACTGCTGGAACTGGGACATTCTCTGGAACATAACTAAATACGTTTGCAGTAACTCCGGCTAGGGCAGTAGCTAATGGTGTGCGAACCGCTGAAAGAATTGTTGATGCTGGCACTATTGGGCCAATGTTTGAACATCTACGAGCGCGCCTAAGAGCCCGGCGCAGCGATTGTAAAGTGAGCGGCCCATGCGGAATGGTGAGGGGCTAAAGTCCACTCCCTCAATCTGTCCACCGGCTGCTGTGCGACTCTGGAAGATTTCAACAGAGACGACTAATACGGCTGATTCAACTGCACTGTTTCCGACATAAGTCGAAGCACCAGTTAGGGTAGCCAACCCTGAAGGGATAATGTTCTTTGAGATGATATTAGCGTTTGTGATTGCCGCTGAAAATGTGTAATCATCTAGTTTGTCAGTTGTGATTGTGCGAGTGCCGTTGAATGGAGTTCCGCATCCTGAAATGACAACTGATTGTGATTCATTGAATGGATTGAGTACCGGAGTCGAGAAGTACGCAATGTTGTTGTTTAATGAAACTGCATCGATGGGAACTGAGTAAGTAACCAACATCGGCAAAATAACTGCTTCAGCACTATCAATGATGTCTGATAGCACACTGTCTGAATACAGAGAGACTGAAACACCAAGCGTTGACCTAAGCTCGGAAGCCGTGATAATTGTTGGCATTTCAGTCCTCTCTATAAACGACTGGGGGAGCGATCGGGAGCAACCGCTCCCCCATGATTAGTGTTTGCTTATGTAAGGTTGAAGCGGCGGATTCCTGCGCCGACCTTTGTAGCAATAGCGTAGTAGCCATAAACAGCTACTTGTAGGCGACCGTTAGCCAATGTCTGTACTTGGATTTGAGTCTTTGGTGCCTCGTAGAATGTTACAGCTTCTGGTACTACCAAGAATGCTGAATCATCGATAAGAGTTGTAACTGACATGTGTGGATCAACATAAAGGTTCTGACCCATGACTGTTCCAGTCAAAGATTGAACTCCAACATTGCCCGGAGAGTTAGCAGGTTGTGCTGCAATGAATAGCGGACGGTTTGTTGTATCTTCCGCTGTGATGATTGCTTCCCACCATGCAGTGTTAGCAATGATGTTCTTTGCAAACTTTCCTGCTGCTAAGTAAGCCGCTGGAGTTTCCTTTGCAATGTAAGCCTTGAATCCTGCGATTGTTGCAGCTTGTGTTGTTGCTTGTGTTCCATCTGCAACGAGCTTTGCAACTAGTGCGCGATCTGTTGCCTTAGCATAGGCATAATTGAGCTCCTTGATAAGCTCGTCATAGAAGCTGGGCTGGCTGCGGTCGAGCAGTTCCCAGCTAATATTTTGAACTCCGGCTGCCTTCTTAACATCAACTGTGATGTATGTTGAAGCCATTTCAGTTCCGCCAAGTGCTTCGCCTTCAGTTGAATCGCCATCGATTGTTGGTGCTGTACCAATCTTAGGAATTGTAAAACTCATTCCAGAATTTGGAAGCACACCGCGGCTTACGCTATCGACGGCTGGACGGCCATCGATTGAAGTTGTGATGAACTCGTTTAGGTGTGGTGCAAGTGTTAAGCCTGTGTTTGTTGAAGTATCGTTTGTAGCCTTGACAAGCATTTTTGCTTCGTCATCGCCCATTGATGCTCGGATGTTTGCTTCAAGCAACTGACCTGCTGTGAGGTTAGTATTGATGCGTGGAGCTGCATAGAATGCTGGCTTGTGTGAAACAGCAGCCTCTACGCTTGTCGCTTCTACCGCTTCAGTTACGGCAGGAGCTTCTGGAACGGTAGTGTCTGACACTTGTTCTCCTTCTGATTGTGGGTTTGCATCTGCATCCGTTACCGGAGCAGAATTTTCTGTTGCAGCGACTTGCGCGACACGCGCTGAATCGATTGCTGGGTCTGTGACAAGTGATGTCTCAACGATTGAGGATTTGCTAATGACCATAACGCCATCTTGATTGTCCCAAGCATCGACCTTCACGCCGACTGAGAATCCGTCACGCATTCCAGTTGAAGCTTCGACTAGCGCATCATTTCCTGCTGTTGTCTCAGCGATTTTGAATGTTGCAACGATGCCTGAATCAGTAACTTCATGTGCAATGAGTTTTCCGATTGGACGTGTGCGATCATGCTCTAAAAGTAGCTTGATGCCTTTGTTAAATTTAATTGAATCAGCAGCGAAAATTGTTGGACCGGCAGATGTGTTGCCCTGCTCGCCCCACGTGACAATTTGACCTGAGATTGTGCGCGACTGAGAATCTGCCGCTGTTAGTGTAATTGGGACTTCGATTTTCATCGTATTAGGTCCTCTTCCTCTTGGATTTGTTCAACGCTCATCGCGCCAATTGTGTTGAGTATCTGATATACCTGAGCACGTTCTAATGGATTGCCGCGAAGGAAATCATCTAAGTCGAATCTGATTTGAGATGTACTTGGGCAAACGTCTGGGAGTGATAGGCGGCTCTCAATGGCTGCAAGAATTGGTCGT